CTCAAGTAAGACTATTGAGGTTAAGTATGACCTTAGAGCAGATGAGACAGGTAATGTATTTATTGAGTATGAGAGCAGAGGCAAAGCCAGTGGGATAAGCACAAGCGAGTCTGACTACTATTGCTTTTGCGTCAACAATACATTTCACTTGATACCCTCTGAGTTGCTTAAGCAGAAGTGTAGAAAGTATGTTGGAACAAAAAGAGACAAACTAGGTGGCGACAGCAATACCTCCAAAGGCATTCTGTTGCCTATAAATGAATTATTTTAAATATGTGGACTATGACTATAACACACGATATAATAAGCGGAACTGAATCTGCTTATGTAGTAGAGAAGAGAAAGAATATGCCTGTATTTAGTGGCGTATTAAAATACTTCCCAGACGCAATTAGAGAGGTCTCTAAAACGTCTTGGGCAGGTAATGAGCAGCATCATCCAGACAAGCCTCTTCATTGGGATAGAAGCAAGTCTGGAGACGAGTTAGACGCTTTGTCAAGGCACTTGATAGAAGCTGGAACTGTAGACACAGATGGCATAAGACACTCGGCAAAGGTGGCTTGGAGAGCCTTAGCGAATCTACAGAAAGAACTGGAGGCTTCTGGAGAAGCACCCCTAAGTGAGTATAACAATAAATAAATATCAAGGTGGCAAGAGCGCAGATAACAACAAGGATAGAGAAGCCCAGAAAAAGAAGAAGAGGTATTCACTCTAAGAACGCAAGTAAAGGCCAGACAGGGTACAAGAAACCCTACAGGGGTCAAGGAAAGAAATAAATAAATAATAATATTATGGTAATACACAATTATATTTTCGACTCATACAGAATGGAACAAGAAGAGATACAAAAGGCTATACAGCTACTAAAAGAGAACGGATATACCGTTTACAAAAAAGAAGTTGTAAAAGATTAGGTATTTTGAGTTATTTTGTTTATATTTGTTAAATAAATAGGTATATTATGGATATTAATGCTATTTTAGACGCAGACAGCATGGTTTATGCTTCAGCAGTAAATTCAGAGGACTTAGAAGAGGCTAAAGTAAAGCTAGACGCTAAAATAAACAATTCTTTGAACAATTTGCAGGACTTAGGCTACGATATTGTAAGTTTAATCGTTTGCAACGGCTCAAAAGGCAACTTTAGGCACTTTATTGCCGATAATTACAAGGAAAACCGTAAAAACACCGAAAGACCGCCCTTTTTAGAGCAGTTACACGACTATTGTAAGCAGGATTGGCACTCTATGTCTGGTTGTGGCTATGAAACCGATGATTTGGTTGCTAAGTTATGGCTACAGAGCCAAGAAGCAGGAGAAAACCCTGTTATTGTCTCTATAGACAAGGATTACTTGCAGTTTCCAGCTAAAATATACAATTATAACACCAATGAGTTAGTTGAGCTGTCAGAATTAGACGCTCTAAGGAACTTTTATACTCAAATGATAGTTGGAGACACTGCAGACAACATAAAGGTCTGTAGTGGCAAGGGAAAGGCCTATGCAGGCAAGTTACTTGGCCCACTAACCACAAAATATCAAATGGTAAAGGCTGTTTACAATGTTTATAAGGAACATTACAAGTCTAAGGCAAGAGAGAAGTATATCCAGTCTTATAACCTACTTAAATTAAGGACAAATGTATAATGACTCACAACAAGACATAGTTTACTCGTATTACTTGTTAACTTTGTATAGTATATCTCAAGGGGAGACTATCGAGGAACTTGAGGAGGTTGTTCTGGGATTTGAACAGGATGATTTATACGAACAGTGTGATGGCATGAGGCAAGCCATAGAATTTGCCAAGAAAAACACAATTCAGGCAGTCCTATCTGAATTAAATAAAGGAATAGAAACATAAAAACAAAACAATGAAACTACAAGATTTAACAGACAGGCTGAACGAATACTATAAGTTTGACATCAAAGAACGAATAAGACAAAGAGAATATGTTTATGCGAGAAAGGTTTATTCTACATTGGCAAGAGAAATGGGATATACTTTTGAGCAGATAGGAGCCCACATAGGGGTAGGGCACGCTTCTGTCTTGTATCACTGCAGGACTATTTATTCTGTAAACACAAAGGACAAGGTTATATTCAACAGGGTTATTAAGGATTTTTCTCTTCCTATAAAAGAGATTGATTTAGACACGAAAAAAGCTATAATGCAGGCTGAAGCAGAGTCAAGGGCTATAGACAACGTAAGCTATATTAGTCAAAAATTGATAGATAGTATTACAGGCATTGTTAAGGAGTGGGATATTGAGTCAATAAATGATTTTATAAATACAAGACTTGAGCCTTATGATAAGATGATGAAAGCTAAAACACTAAGAACTGCCCCAGTAAAGGTAGAGCCTGCCGTAATGAGAAGAGCAGTATCTAATCCTTTTTTAAAATAGACTATTATGATTAAAGTAAATAAAAAGATGCTTAAGGCACTACAGTACACCAATAAGCTAACTTCATACCAGAAGTTTGCATCAAGGGTGGGTTACATGGGTAGCGGCTTTTTAATAGCCGCACAGTGGACTATAAAGCCAGAACTATACATAATGGGCTTTACGCTTGTGATGATACAGACCGCATCCAGAAAACAGTGGAACTTGGTGGCATTAAATATAAATGGGCTTATAGCTTGGATAACACACTTAATATTATGAGACTTAAAAAACTAACACAACAACAGAGAATAGGTAGATTAGAGAAAGTTGTTTCTCAGCTATTCATACTTACTAAGAAGATTGAAGGAGAGATTAAAGTAATACAAGATAAAACTGGTTATAATAAAGACGAGGAAGAATGAAAACAGTAAACAGTTTAAGCGGTGGTAAGACCTCAAGTTACATAGCTGCTAATTACCCAGCAGACTATGATGTTTTTTCTTTAGTTAGAACAAGCGATAAGAATTGTTTGTACCCAGATAAAAAACTTAGGCAAGTTGTTTCTGATAAAATAGGAACAGAGTTTATAGGTACTTTAGAAGATGACGTTATAATACACACAATGTTAGACCTTGAACAATTTATAGGCAGAGAAATAACTTGGGTTACTGGTAAGACCTTTGATGATGTTTTAAAAACTGCTGGTACACTTCCAGACCCACTAAGAAGATATTGTACAACACAAATGAAAATGCAACCTATGTTTGACTGGTGGAGAAAGGAGATAAATAACCCCTGTGAGTTTAGGCTTGGTTTTAGAGCAAACGAAACAAGTCGTGCTAAACGTACAACAAGCAAGGTTAATGAAAATGGTTTTTTAGAAATGAAAGCAATAGTAGGAAAACGAAAAACACAAAACAAATGGGCTATGATTGAATGGCAAAAACCAGTGTACCCATTAATCAAAGACAATATTTATAAAGACCAAATAGAAATATTTTGGAAAGACAAGTCTGTTAGATTTGCTTGGATGAATAATTGTGTGGGATGCTTTCATAAAAACCCACTACTTATAAGAAAAATGTGGAATAAACACCCAAACAAAATACAATGGTTCGCAGAACAAGAAAGAATAAAACATAAAAAAGATGTTTGGTACAAGGATAAAAACTTGTCTTTTAACGAAATAAAAAACTGGAATACACAAACAGAATTATTTGATGATGACTTTAACGAATGTGATAGCGGATATTGTGGGTTATAAAGAAAAAAACAGTTTATCTCAAGAAATAATAAAATGGTGTTTTAAAGAGGGTTATAAGATATACCCTGTTACAAAAGATAATCAGACTTATCAGGTCGAAGTCAGCAAGGCTCATCAAAGTGCCTTGCTTGACGAGACTCACACCAAAAGAACTATTCATCAGGCCGTTAGAGATGTTTACATCAAACTATACAATAAACAAAACAATAAGTAAATTGTTATAATATTATGAGTAGACATAAGAAATCAGAGGAGACCTCTAAGAACGATGGTAGGAAGTATAATAAGAGGTTAGCACCAAAGCCTATATCTACAAAGGACAAGATGATTAAGCCTGCTAGAACTACAAAGGCTAAGAAAGACAGGATAGCTTCCTATGCCGTTTCAGCTATGAAAGAAGTATTCGGCAGTGAGAAAGATGCTTTTATACACATGGCAGAACTAGCCAAGAAGAACTTTAACCAGATGAAGTTGCTTATGGAGTATGCTTATGGTAAGCCATCAGACAGCATAAACTCAGACAGCAAGAAGAAAGCCAAGTCTGCACCTACAATTAACTTTGTTATGAATAATCAACAGCCTCAGATTGATAATACTATTGACATAGACACAGAGGAATGAAAAACTCAATACAATTAAATGACAAGTATGTACCTCTTTTTACTGACAAATCGAGGTATTTTGTTGTTACAGGGGGTCGTGGTTCTGGTAAGTCTTTTGGCGTAAATGTATTCTTACTTAATCTAACATACGAGGCAGGACACAAAGTTTTGTTTACTCGTTTTACATTAACCTCTGCTGCTGCATCTATTATACCAGAGTTCATTGAGAAGATTGAACTCATGGGAGTTGAGTCAGACTTTAGGATAACAAAGGATGAGATTATAAATCT